AAGTAGACTTCTGGTTAGCAAGGCCTTTGCCCATACGACGGAATTTATAAGTGTCACCAACTACGTTGTTACGAATAGTAACAGCAGGCTTCAATAGCCCTGTGCCTTGATAGGCGTGTTTTACCATTGAGTCAAATTCTGTGACTGCAACGGACGATAGAGTCTTACTCATAAGAATGTCCTCGAAAAAGAGTAATAAATTAAATAGTTTTTCAAGGTTTAAGCTGAGTACCCAGTAAAATTGGTCAGCATTCAACCTAAATTTACTGGGCCTTTGGGAAAAGGGTATCCAGTGTTTGGATTATACACCTTTTACCCCATAAGAATCAATGGATTACTGGAGGACTACTGGTTACCGCCCCATGCTTCCATCATTTGTTGGATTTTGTGTTCATGAGCCATGTTAATACTTCTAAGAAGATTACCGTTTTCATCCTTCTTAAACATCTCTACTTCAATAGCTTCCCATGATAACCCTTCTGGATTGTGACCACCTTCCATTGGAAGTTTGTTAGGAGCAGTTGCCCTTACTAGCATCTCAACAAGCTCAATAGTGTCAGCAGTGTTAACCAATCCTCTGGCTTTCTCATACGTATCTGCATCAAGATTGTTTTTCATAAACCCTTCAACAGTCTTAATACGCTCTTGAGCATTGTCACCTAGCTTACTTAACTCAACTTCTTGATTGTACTCTTCTGCTACTTCACCTTGGGTAGACAACAACTCCCATGCTTCACTAAACGCATCGCCATTCATATTGGTCTTAGTAGCAAATGCTTCTAACTCTTGATATAGAGCATCGTCTTTCTCAACACCTTCAGGGGTAGCGTAGCCATCTTTAGGTGCGCCTTTAAATCCACCAAACCTTTTGGATAACTCAGCATATCCTTTGGCTTGTTCAGCAACAGATTTATACTTCTCGGTGTTTAACCATTCTGGTGCGTCACCTGCGCCTTTAATGCCATCAGCAAGGAAGTATTCTCCAGCCTCTAAAGTTGGTTGTGCTTGATCTAGCAGGGTATCGCGTGGTGCTTCTTTTTGTACTTCTGGTGCGGCCTGTTCATCTAACATAATCTAGTCCTATAATATTTCAGCTTGTTTCATTTGATTAATTAAAAACTTAATTACTCCAGCCTCACCATTATGGTACGCGGCCTCATAATCAATGTTTGCTGATCCAAAAGAAGTATCGTTATCATAGACAAATCTTCTAGTCAGGTCAGACAAGATACGCTTACCGTCATCAGTTGTAAAGACCCTGTGGTAACATTTAGCCAAGTCAGCCGCATTTTGCTTGCGTATGCCAGCCTGTTTCTTAGCCACATCAGGGTCAGCAGATTGGTTAATTTCTGACCAACTCATTGTGATTGCATCGGTGGTTGTGACGTTTGAATACCTTGTTGTGCCGCTTCAGCACCAGCCTGAATAATCTGTGCTTTCTCTGCGTCACTACGGACTAACTCGGCTGGCATACCTGTCTTAGAGGCTACCCATGTACCAAAGTCTTCTAGCTTGAAACCAATCTTAGCTTGATCAGGGCCAGCATTCTGCAATACAAACTGAACAGCTTGTTGGACATTGATAATATCCTCACCATCCTGTGCTTTTGCCAAAGGCGATAAGAATTTGATCTCAATATCACGACCATCTAACTGTATAGGCTGAAGTAATCCACGACGAGTCAAGATGTGAACAACACGCTTTAGGATAGGAACTAATACTTCTGTCTGTAGTCTTCCAAAGGCTGAACCAATACGCTTGGCTAGTTCTCTTGAGTCAATAGCAATCTCAGTAGCAGAGCGAACAGGGCCAGTAGGATCACGCAAATCATTAAACAAAGCACGTTTGATAGAGTTTTGTAGCTCATTCATCTCAAATTGCGCTAGTTGCAAGTTAGTACCTGTGTCCAACCGCTGAATAGAAGGGTTAGACGAGTTATTAGAACCTACTGGAATAACAACTCCTGGACTTATAACAATATTGTAGGGGTTAGTCACACCATCATCAGTAGCAGTGTACATACCTGATAGGTCAATAGCGGCTTTCTGTAGGACAAACTCTTTTACTTTGTTGAGAGATCGGACATCAGGAAGGGCTTGGATAGCAGGGCCACGACCACGAATCTCTCCAGCGACCTTAGAGTAACGACCAGTAACCCACGGACTTGATTTACCAAAGTCTTCTTGTCAGCTAATCCTATCTTCTGCTGTAACCCATACGCAACCGTAGTAAGTCCTAGAGGAAGGAATGTAAACAACACCTTCGCTAATCTCTACGTCAGCATCAGGCTGATTGTCTATAAGGTTCTTAACATTGTTAGACGCTTTAAAACCTTTCCACATACGCTTTAAGTTACGCGCCTTAACAGTGAATCTACGCCAATGAGTCTCAATAGAACCATGCGGCCCCTCTTCAAAGGCAATACCTTTCTGTGGAATAGCATTAAAGATAATAGGCATATCATCGCTGTCATCTTCATCAATTCTTAACGTGCCTGTACCAATCAAAAGGTCTAGTGCGTGTTCAAAGAACTGTGTGCCAAAGTTAGAACGGTTAATGTAATCAAAGATAATAGTTGCTTGCTGTTCTAGGTTAGCTCTAATCTCTTCTTCTGATACATCGTAATCACCAGACTCTAGCATGTTAAGAACACTTACAGACGGAGCAAAGGTAGCCCAGTTACCCCAGATAGGAGCAATGTTTTCTTGGAGTTTACTTGCGCCTTGCTGGATAGCTTCGATAGCAGTGGAGTCAAATATCCTGTCCATCTTTTTCTGACCAGTAGCAAAGTCATCAAATAGATTCCTGTTAGGCAGAAAATACTCATAGCAGTCATCAAGAAGATCATGCCATAAAGCCATCTTCTGAAATGCTTGCTGTTCTCTTGTTTTTAAATCGTGTAGCGATCCTAGCTCTTTAGGTAACTTCATCTTTGTCTACTCGCACTTGAGCCTGCGCTTCCTCCACCCATAAATGGAGTACCTGTATAACCACCACCGCCCATTATGCTTCCTTTACCTGAACCACTAGATGCTTTACCAGCTTTAGCAAGCAATGACTTAGAGCCTAGCTTTCCTCTAGCCTGTGCCTTTAATCTCTTTTCCATCTCTTCTGTTTCTTCATCAATCATGCGAGACTGACGAGCTACACCAGCTAGTTCTTGTGCTGTTGGTTTGGGAGCTTTGGGTGCTTTCATAGTTTCCTCAGATGTTTTAATAGTTGGTATGGAGTTATGATAAAAGGATTATTAATCCCTAGTATCTGCTTAGTGTGGCCTACACAAGTATTCAACATAAATAACGACCGTTTGCATTCTTTAGGAATATAACTTTTTATCGCATATATGTCGTCGATTATACTCTTTTCGTCTTTAACCGTAAACAAATCAAACCCTTTTGCACTTTTTCCGTACACAATGTAGTCATTTGGTGTGGGTTTTATCAAATAACAGTGACGAACGCCCTTTTTTAAGAAAAACGACCACCATCTGTTTTCATCATTTTCAAAGATAACGTAAACCTTAGAAGACATTTACTTTTATCTTCGCTGTGTGAGTCTTAGAAAATCCACCAGCACGACTTAAAGCGGAACGACCTTCACCCTCACCTTGTAAAGCGTACTCAAGAGCTTCTACTGGGTGGGAATATTCGTTCTTATCTGGTTCATCAGTGTATCTCTCGCCTGTAGTCTGTACACGACGATAACAGAAACCACCCTGCAAGCCCTTACGGATCATAGAGGCTTTAGGCAAGACAATGAATCGAGGCTTACCATCCATACACATCTCTTTCATAGGCACTTCTAGCGCGGCCCTACGCTTCATAGGATCGTTAGACACTGTAGGTTGACAGGGAATGCCAGCGGCTCGCATAATCTGGAACGGAGTCTCAGAGTTAGATTGGTTCTTGTTGTTACCAGACGGATCACCCCATCCTTTAAACGTGTGGTTAGGGTACATCTCTTCAATGTATCGTTTAAGACTAGGAGCAAAGTCTACAGCACCAGAATCTGTTAGTACAACCTCGTCAAAGCATACCCAACGTCCAATCGAGGTACGCTGTAAGAAGGCACACGCAGGAGTTCGACCAAAGTCAAAGCCCAAAACAATAGGAGTATCTTTATCAGGCTTAAATTCCAAGTGTTGACAGTGGACAGAATCGGTATACATAGGATGGACAGGTTTACCGTTAGACACAAAGCCATATTCGTTAGCAAGGTTTACCTTAATCCAATCATCGGTTTTTCCCTGTAAGCCCCTGCGATAATATCCTTCAGGAAGGTTAACAAGGTTTTCAGCTTTTTCATTGACTATCCAATTCTCACTATCTTTGAGGACACCCCCAGCTTGCCGATAGAAAGCCCAGTCTTCAGGACGCTCTATCTCAGCTAGTTTAAAATACCAATGGTCTTCATCAGGGGCGTTACTGTCACCTATCATTCCGTGGTGTGTAGGACGCGCACCTTCCTTGTTAGAGGGATAACGACCATGACGTAGATCAAGCATATCAAGGACAGCTTTAGAATGTTCTTTAGTCTCGTTTAACCATACCCATGTAGTCTGGATACCACGCGCTTTCTTAACGTGTTCAGG